GTAAATCAAAACCTTGAGCCTTTTCACACTAGTGAGACCCCCGGGACTCGACCCCGGGACAACTTGATTAAAAGTCAATACTTTAAAGTGCCTTAAAGCCTTGTAAATACTGACTTTCTTCTCACTATATTAGACATTTATTAGACTTCGTATTTTCTACTCTGCTATGCCCACACTCTCAATATCTGCAGGCACGCTATTATACTCTTCTATGAGCTTACCATTTTCGTCTACCTTGTAGTACACCCCGTCAGTCAAGATATACGCATTCCTTGCCATCACTCCCGACTGTGTCAGATAGTAGTCACTTCCATTAATCTTTATCCACTGCCCTGAAAGCATCGCTCCGTCTGCGGTATTTAAGTAATACCAATCGTCTGCCGACTTAAACCACCCAACTATCATATTGCCCGAGCCGTCAAAGACATACCACCTTCCGCCAATCTGTAGCCACTGGCCTTTTATCGGATTGCCTTTTTCAAGATATTGCCATCTGCCTGCAATCTCTACCCATCCGCTTTTTAAAGCTTCTTTGTGAGCCTTGCAAGCCATGTAGGCACACCAGCTTACAAACTGCTCGCACCAATATGCAGGGTGGTCGCCTCCACAATTTTCCTTGTACCAAGCGCCATATTTGGTATAATTTGCCTGCCCTCTATTGGCATGCTTATCTTCAAGATTTGAATTACTCGCTTTCTCCTCATATCCAGCTTCTTCAATGGCGACCTTTACAAACCCACCTGCAGTGCAAGTGTTTTCGCCAAAATTTGGACTGCAAAAGCAATTTATTCTATTCGTTCCGCCCACTTCTGCAAGAATAAAAGAGTATCGCTTTTTTGCCACGCAACCGCCGTTTCTGTCAAAAGAGATTGAACTTGTGTTACCTTCTACCGTCTCAATGTCGTATCGTTCACCGTTTTGGCTTACAGATGTGACTATGCCGACATGAGATACTCTTTTTAATTTTGGGCTGTAAAAGTATATCTTGTCGCCGAAGTGCGGTATCTTGCCCAATCTGCCCTGCTGCGCGAGTAGTCCCTTACCAGACGGGGTATACTGTGAGTAGTTTCCACCAAGCAGAGTTTTGCCTGCTAAAAATGCACTATCCATGTTCTTTTTCCTTTCTTGCACTAAAAAGAGAGCCGAAGCCCTCTCATTTATTCCTCCACTTATTCTTCCACTTCAGGCAGGCCTGCAACGCTTGTAAGTAGAGATAAAATTCCTGCTACTACAGATGCACTTGCGACTACCTTCCAATCTACTGTGCTAATTATTGTACTTGTTCCCACTGTGGCCACGGCTGTCTGTGCCATTGTTTTTATTGCTCTGACTGCTGCTGCCTTTGCCCATCTTTCAACATAACTATTATTCATTTCTATGTCCTTTCTTAATCTCTTCAAATTGATTTCTTGCTTCTGTTCTGATGAAGTCATGCGCTTCATCAATGTAGTGGTTTTTAATTTTGTAAGTATCGCAATGAATATAATACTTAGATATAACATCCAGTATATATTCAAATTGCTTTTCGGAATAAATTCGACCAAGCTTTAGATTTTCCGCAAAGTTTATAATTTCATTCCTCATACTTACGGCTTGTTGCTCTTTGTCCTGCTTGTCATAAGTGTTAAACCTTGACTCCATTTCCGCCTTTATATCCTCTATAGACTGCACATTCCTTTGTGTAGCAAGCTCTATGGCGTCAAGCTTTTTATACACACCTCTGTTAATTATTCCACCAATGTACTTGAAAATCACAGTCCACGGATTTATCTTTATCGGTGCAACTTCTACCACAACGCTCAATATTGTAATAAAAGGGGTGATAATATGTATCACTTTACTGATATCTGTTAAATCTACTAAAAGCACTTTTTACTCCTCTGCCTTAGTTGCGTTAGAATCCGTTGCTAAGTCCTCTCTACCTTTTTCCTTAAGTGCGTTCTTTACTCCCGGCTTAAACTTCTTTGCTAAGTCCTTAAAGAAAAAACTACCTTCAATAATAAGATTTGCAAAAAATTCATATATATGCTGCTTCATCCTTCTTCCTCCTCGTTTTCTTCACCACCCTCAGCCATGCTATTCATCATTTCCGCAAATGCAAGCTTCATAAGTCTCTGACCTTCTTTCAGTTCAGCTCTTTCCTTTTCCGCTTCTTCAAGCTTCTTCTCAAGTTCCTGATTAAGTGTAACGGGTTGCTCAGTAAATACCGCCTTTGGCTCATCTCCGGATAAATCTATTCTTTCAATCATCTTTCCTTCCGGAACTTCTACTTCAAGTGTTTTATAAGTACCGTTAGTAGGCACCATATAAAGAATTCCACCTGAGGTATCATAAACAACTAGCATCTTCATAACTTTTCTCCCTTTCTTTAATTTATAAATTCTATTTGATTAACTATTGCAACAGCATATACACTTCCCTGGCTATATTCATGCACTATATTTCCAAGCATAAAATACATGAAGTGATGCCCTGTGCAATCAGTTACATCCAATGTCATAAATTGCTGAGATTTATCACTGATATCCCCAGCATTCGTTCTTGTAGATGTCATTACATGTGAAATACTTTTCAATCTTTGTCCTATGTCTCTCAGTACTGTATGACTTTCATTGTTATAGCTTTCACCTCCGGCATTGCCAATATGAGTAACACCTACTTCCAGTTCAATTCTTGCAGGCTGTGCACCTGTGCCATCTCCTCTAAATTCTATAAATTTGAATCCAATTTTTATATATCTGAAAGGTGTTAAATTTATGGACTTAGAAAATACAAATCCTACATCAGATGCTGTTTTGAAACGGGTATTACCACCATATCCATTATAAAGTTTCAGTCCACCATCTTGTATTCCTACATATCCACCAGTTCCACTTTTTAAATTTAGATACCTTCCGATGCCGTTAAGAATAAAACCCTTATTCGCCACCCCTGAAATAAGCCTATTATCAAAGGTGGCTCCATTAAAAGGGACTCCACCTGCTCCGTAATCGACCATCGTACCTATAACACCATTAACATTGACATTTTGTCTTATATTCCATGGCTGCAAATTTGGAGATGGCAAGAATACCCAGTTAGCACCTGCTAAAACATGTCCATTTGCTATTTTTACAACTATTCCACGTCCACGGCCTGCATAGGCATCATCCCATGCAAAGCCCTCATTATTTACGGCACTTATTACATCACCCGTATGGCATACCCAGTAAGGTATGTTGCCTTGAATGCCTAATATATTTATATCATTCATCATTTTATCTGCCCTAACTCCGATTGCATTTGCCAAATCTTGATAATTCACTTCTACGATAGGAGCATACTGACCTGAATTAGGATAGTAACCCTGTGGGAATCTAAACCCAATTTTTTTAGGGTTTGTCCAACTAATATTAACTATTTCTGTAGTCATATTTTCGTTCGGCTTAACGGGGATTTGTCCTCTTTCATCACAGGTGACAGTATCATCAAGAGTTTTTTCTGGACGATAGTTTACTCCTGCTTTTACAAGCTCTCTTGATACCCTTACCCATGGATCCCGTCCTTGACTACCACCCTGATCATAATATCTAACATAAGCACTTTCAGGTATTCTTGTTACATATACATCTTTACCATTAAAATTTTTAAATAACCAAAATTCATCTCTTGAGTCGGTATCTGATTTTTTAGGGAAAGTTCCATTGAACTTCACACCATTCTTACTAGTTGCTGTCGAGCCTTCCAAAAGTTGATATTGCGTAGCATCTCCGAAAGCGTCCGCAACAATTTCTACATGTGGCTTATTATCAGCTCTTGTATAGTATGCGCTTCGCTGTGGAAGGTTCATGTAAAAGGTATTTCTGTCTTTAAGTAATCCAAACTCAGTGGTTCTTGTCTTAGAATAGTTATCTTGAGCTGTATCAATGACTTGTACAGTACCCTCAGTAATTTCATCATCACTATCAGTAGTGACAGTCTTGTACCCCTGCAGCACTTGCGCCTTAGATGCTGTCACATCATCCGAACTTACGCCTCCTGCTCCACCTCTTAAAAGTATTGCCTGTGCCATATTACACCCCCTTCATAAGTAGCAAGATATCGGTTTCAGGCTTTTTTACAAAGCAGCTTATCACTATATAGCCGTCATAAGTGTCTATCCTGTCTACACAACTCCAAGCCTTTTTTATAGCCTTTACCCTCGTGCTATCTGTAACTCCGTCAGGTATCAGTAGTGATATCTCAGGCACATCTGTACTCTTGATTCCTGCTACATCTATACGCTGTGTATAAGGTCCCTGAGCGGTAAACCTTGAAGCCGTCACTTGTATCTGCCTTGTACTGCTTACTGCTTTATCCAGCTTTGCAAAATTACTGTTAAAGTCCTCGACATTGTAATTGTCTGTCCTGTCCGGCATTTTCAGCTTTAAATTATCCGTTTCTCTCATAAATCACCTACCTTAAATCAAGCTCTGTCATTTGCTCATGAGTGTACTGCTCCAGTTCCCCATGAGTTTTTATCTCAAGCATCCTGTGAGTTGTATACCACAACAATACTTCAAGCGTCATGTTTGCCGGCACCATCTTTTCTGCAAGTTTTTCTATCTCATCTTTTAATTCCTTTGAAGACAGTGCCACTACCATAGATACGCTTCTTTTATCTACATCCACACTCAGCTTGAAGTCTCTTTCAGAGTTAACCATTGCCAGCAAGCTTTTATATAAAGTTCGATAAGTATACGGCAATCTTCCCTGCATCACTGCAAGTATTCTTAGATTTCTAACATCAAGCTCATCTGTATCTTTGTGTGAGATATTCAATATCTTTTCCCACCTGCTTGCAGCATCCTCATCTTCGCTTAATATAAAACTGTTATCTACAACCTTATTTCCCTTATCCCAAAACGCCTCAAGTTCCGTTTGTTCAGCACTCATAATCTGTCTAAACTCAAGTATATTTCTTAAGATATCAGGCAAATAATCAATCAGTTTCCTATCCATTGAATGTACCTCTTACAGCTATAGTATCCTTATCAAGTATTACATTTGACGGGCTACCGTTTAGCTTAGTATCCGCGATATCTTTAATTCCGTTTATAGCCAGTATTCTGCTCTCAATATTTGATATTCTAACAACTACATTTTCTACCGTATCCCATGACTTATTAAGCTCATATAGATATCCGTCTATAGCCTTATTTATCTGAGATTGCAAAGCATTAAAACTATATCCTGCATCGTAAACTATATTAGTATCTATATTTATGCTCTTCGCTTTTACAGACTCTATATGGCATATATGACCTATCGGAGCTAACCCGTCACCCATCTGGTCTCCATTCGGGTCTACAGTTCTTTGCACATTTGATACCAATGTTTCGCTCGCAGGACCATACTCGGAATTTGTTATTATAGCAAGCACATGTCCCGGAGCTTTCAGACCTTTAGAATCTGTGGCTCTAAATATCTTACATCCGCCTACTCCGTCAATAGTTGTAATCTTTTGATAATAATCTCTTTTATTGCCTCCAAATGCCTGGCTTTCAAATGATGAGAAGTATCTTTTTCTAAATTCTTCCGTATCCTCCTCATCCTCGCCGTAAACTTCAATGCTCTCTATACTTGCCGTTTCAAGGCCGTCTATGTATTCAATAGGTATTAGATTTCCTCTTTCAGCATTCGGCAAGCTACCTGCAGTCTCACAAGTAATATAAAACTTACCTGTACTTATCTTTTCAGACACTGTCCAGTTAAACTTTAAACTCGAAAATCTCTTACCGATATCGACATCTATATTGAAAAGCGCAACTGCTTTCGCATATGTAGCTTTTGTCGGTATAAGACCTCTTTCAAGAGCTCTTCTTATCAGGAATTCCCTTGGTGCGGTATCGGCAAATGTACAGTCTATGAGATACCCCAATGCGATATAGGCTTGTGCCAGTTCCGCACATACAGGAGCAACTGCAGAAAAGATTACAGAGCCTTCTCTTTTATCAAGACTGTCATCAACCCTTGCAAGGACTCTGTTTATTATGTTTTCATATGTATTCTCTTCAAACACTACAGATTTACCTCCGTTTCTATATCAATATCCCCGTATATACTGTCAACTTTAAATATTATTATCATAGAGTTTCTACTTCTGCTAAAATCAAAATCATAAACGGCAAGTATTCTGTCGTCACATAAAAGAGCCTCTTCTATAAGTCTTTCCGCTTCATCCTCAACTATATCCGGATGCGCACCTATAATATCTACAAGCTCTATACCATAATTCCATGAGTAAATTAAAAACTTATATCTTTCAGTATTCAGAATAAACAGTATAGCTTGCTTCAATGCCTCTTTTTCATCTACAAAGCCTGTTATTCTTCCTCTGTCAAAATCTATATGAAATGTATTACTTGGCTCCGCTCTACTTTCTATATTCAGAATATCTTTAGCAATTACAGGTAGCATATTCTCACCTCGCTCTGTCCAATACTATATATTTTTGTCCGCCGTCAACTCGGATAAGAATAACCTGCTCCCCAACTTTTAAGCTGTTATCAAGAGTAATCTTACCCTGCCCTTCGACTTCTACCGAATATTTGCTCACCATTCCGGTAAGAATAAGAGCGCTATCAGGTACTGTAAGTTTCTGATCTATCCATATCTCAAGCGGATCTACTTTACTTACCCTCCCAAAGCAAAATCGCATAGGGTCCTTAGATTCCACGGCTTCAAGTGCTGCCAGCTTTACCGCTTCCACAAAATCATACATTAAACAACCCTCCTCTAAGCTTTAAAGCCATCAAGTGTTCATCGTTTTTGAAAGTATGAGTTACCTTCTCAGCTACCATATAGCTTGATATCTTTATATCCTCAAACTGTAGCATAACAACCATAGATGAACCTGCCTTAACTCTTACATCCCCAAAAGCGTCTTTTATCGTGAGCGTTTTATATACCTTGTTGTAATATTTAAGTAAAGCCTCGGCCTTTCTTGCGCCTGATTCCTTAGTCTCTACGCTTTCATTAAGCTGTAACACACCCCATTTATTGATATTCTCACCGCTCTTTACCAGGAAGATAT